ATCCTGCCAAAAGTAGAAAAGCAGACCCTTTATTTGAAAACTCTGTTGAAGTTCCTAAAAGTGGTATGTCTAGCTTTCAACAAGCTAAAACTGCTGACATTTATTATAGAGCAATGTTAGCAAAAGCTAAATTAAAAATGATTACAGGAGAATCAATCGACCGCAAAAAGGCCGGTCAGCACGCTTTTAACCTTGGGAGATCATTGAGAGATTTATTTGTAAGTTTTTCTACCCGTTACGGTGCATTAATTGCGGCAGAACTTGGTGCTGATGAACATAAAACAGTAATGGTGCTAGATGAATATGTTCGAAAACTCTTATCAGAAAGCAAGGATCTTATCGACCGAGAACTTTGAAGCCGCAGATTTTATTGCAAGTGAATTTTTTCGTGGGGTTGAACCGGATTCCTATATGTCAGTGTCAGACTGGGCTGATGAATATCGGGTTTTATCTAGTAAATCTGCATCTGAACCAGGAAGATGGAGAACAGCGAGAACACCTTATTTAAGGGAAATTATGGACTGTTTATCGCCTAAAAGTCCAATACAGAAAGTTGTTTTTATGAAAGGAGCGCAAATCGGAGGCACAGAATGTGGTAATAACTGGATCGGCTACATTATGCACAAGGCACCCGGACCGATAATGGCGGTGTCACCGACTGTGGAAATGGCAAAGCGAAACTCCCGCCAACGTATAGATCCTTTGATTGAGGACTGTCCTGCACTAAAAAATCTTGTCAGTTCCCCTCGTTCTCGTGATAAAGGTAACACGATGCTTTCAAAGGACTTTCAAGGCGGTGTGCTTGTTATGACTGGTGCAAACTCGGCCGTTGGACTTCGTTCTATGCCAGCAAGATATTTGTTTATGGATGAAGTAGATGGTTATCCGCAGGATATTGATGGCGAAGGAGACCCAATATTATTGGCAGAACGAAGAACCGCAACATTTAATAAGCGCAAAAAAATATTTTTGGTGTCTACTCCGACCATAAAGGGCTTGTCTAATATTGAGCGAGAGTTTGAAACATCGGATAAACGGTATTATGTAGTGCCTTGCCCTTATTGTGGTGGTTTTCAAAAATTGGAATGGTCGCAGATAAGAGCTGAAGGCGATAATGTTTATTATGAGTGCGAACATTGTAATAAACTCATCGGCGAGCATTATAAAACGCAGATGCTGGCAAATGGCCATTGGCAGGCAACCGCCCAAAGCGATGGCATAACGGCAGGATTTCACTTATCATCGCTTTACTCTCCGGTTGGCTGGCTGTCTTGGAAAGAATGCGTGGACATTTACGAAAAGACCAAGAAAAACCCAAGTTTGATACAAGGTTTTCAAAACACCATCTTGGGTGAAACGTTCGAACAAGAAAGCGATGCACCTGAATGGCAACGCCTGTATGAAACAAGGGAAACATATCCGATTGGAACGATACCAAACGGTGGCCTATTCCTGACCGCCGGTGTGGATATTCAAAAAGACCGTATCGAATGCGAGGTTGTGGCTTGGGGGCGACAAAAGCAAAGTTGGTCGGTGGAGTATTTTGTGCTTGATGGTGATACGGCAAAACCTGACGTATGGCGACAATTACAAAATGTGCTTCATAAGGACTACCCACACGAAAGTGGTATCACAATGCCCATTCGGGTGATGTGCGTTGACTCAGGTTATGCCACCCAAGACGTTTATAACTTTGTCAAAAACTTTAACCAAGCTGTTTGGGGTGGTTCCGGTGCAAGAGCCAGTCAGCCGCATACCGTTGTGGCGATAAAAGGTCAAAGCCGAGATACAGCTATGCTCTTATCTACTTCTAAGGCCGATACGAAAAAGAAAGGCCTGAAGGTTTGGAACGTATCTGGTCCAGTTGTTAAGACTGAGCTTTACAGGTGGCTGAAGATGGAGCGTATCGGTGAAAATGCAACGGATTTCGGCCGATGCCATTTCCCTCAATACTCGGAGGAATACTTCAAACAGCTAACAGCTGAACGTCAGGTCGTGAAAATCAGTAACGGCTACCCAAAACCCGTATGGGAAAAGGATCCGGCAAGACGAAACGAAGCCTTGGACTGCCGAGTTTATGCTCGTGCCGGTGCTGCGATTTTCGGTCTTGACCGTCTATCTGAAAAGGCATGGCAGGAATTGGAAGCCATTATTCCTAAAACTTCTGAAGCTAAGCCAATAAAAAAGAAACAACGTTTTATTCAAATGCAACCAACAAAGGTGGATAATCCATGGTTATAGATAAAGAAATACTCAAAATACGCTTAGCTGAAGCTGAAGAAGCCTATCATAAGCTATTAATCGGGGCAAAAGAAGTTTCGGTCAATGTCGGAGATTTTGGTTCTGTTACTTATAATCAAACCTCCCGAGCGGCTTTGGAAAGCTATATCTCAAGTCTTAAATCTCAAATAGCGGTGGCTGAAGGTAAATTAACATCTCGCAGACGAATGATAAAGGTAGTATTTTAATGACAGATACATCACATAAAGCGGCATCTCATACATTACGAGAAATTGCTACATGGCAACCAGGACGAGGATCTGCTGATAGCGATTTGTTACCGGAATTAAATACTATGGTGGCTCGCTCTAGGGATTTGGCTCGTAATCATGGGATTGCAGCAGGAGCGATGCAAACCCTTGCTGATAATATTGTAGGAACTGGGTTTCGTCTATCGGCAAAGCCAGATTATAAGGCATTAGGTAAAACCAAAGAATGGGAAGAAGAATGGCAAGTAAAAGTAGAAGGTCTTTGGAGGGCTTGGGCTGAAACATTTAATTGTGATGCTGCTAAAAAATTAAACTTCCATGGTTTGACCACTCAGATTTTTAAGTCTTGCCTAATAAATGGTGAAGCCTTGGCCTTGCCTCTATGGTTGAAAGACAGACCTTTTGCAACAGCAATACAGTTAGTTGAACCTGATAGATTATCGAATCCCAATAATGCTTGTGATAGTAAAACACTCCGAGGCGGTATTGAGATTGATAAGTATGGAGCTCCTATTGCCTATCATATTCAAAAAGACCATCCGGGAGATTATTGGAGCAGATGTACTGCTTGGGAGCGTGTTTCGGCTTTTACATCTTTTGGTCGAAGACGTGTTATCCATGTTCACGACTTTAACAGAATCGGACAAAGTCGAGGAAAACCAATACTAGCATCAATTATGCCGATGTTTAAGATGTTGGATCATTATGAGCGGTCAGAACTGCAAGCCGCCATTGTGAATGCAATGATTGCCGCATTTATTGAAACGCCTATGGATAATGAAGGTTTAAACGAGCTTTTTGGTGGTTCAAGCGATGAATACTTGAATGCTAAAAAGGATTGGCAAGTCAAGTTAGAGGGTGGTTCGATTATTCCGATATTCCCTGGAGATAAGGTCGCCCCATTTACACCATCTCGTCCAAATTCAGCTTATGGCTCTTTTGTTGAAAACTTGCTTCGCCACATCGGAACTGGCTTAAATATCCCGTATGAGTTGCTTTTGAAAGATTTTTCAAAGACTAATTACTCGTCTGCACGCTCTGCTTTATTAGAAGCTTGGCGATATTTTAACGGTCGCAGGCAATGGCTATCCGATTATTGGGCAACACCGGTTTATGAGCTGTGGCTTGAAGAAGTCGTCAATAAGGGACTGGTTGATGCGCCTGATTTTTATGAGAATCGATATGCTTACACGAGGTGTAAGTGGATTGGACCAGGTCGTGGTTGGGTAGATCCGGTTAAAGAGGCTCAAGCCTGTCAAATCCGAATGGAAATAGGCTTATCCACTTTGGAAAACGAATGTGCGAGCCAAGGATTAGACTGGGAGGAAGTTTTAGAGCAAAGAGCACGAGAAAAAGCCAAACTTGTAGAATTAGGCTTAATTTTAGGAGAAAATAATGAAACTATTAAACAAGACCATATGGGCGATAACCCCAGAAATGCTACAGACGATGATGACAATAGCGAAACAGAACAACAAAAGTCCTGAAGCTATTGCCTCTCAATTAGGTAAAGATATGAAAAACACAAACGCCGTTTCAGTTCGAGACGGCGTTGCTGTTATCCGGGTTACTGGTCCATTATTCAGATATGCAAACCTTTTTACTCGTATTTGCGGTGCGACCTCTTACGAGCTTTTCGCTCAAGATTTTAATAAAGCACTTAAAGACCCTACAGTTCAAGCCATTTTGCTTGACGTTGACAGTCCGGGAGGTGAAGTCAACGGATGTTCAGAGTTGGCTGATATAATATATAAAGCACGTGGCACAAAGCCGATTATTGCTTATGCATCCGGTTATTGTTGCTCTGGTGCTTACTGGATTTCCTCAGCTTGTGATAAAATTTTTGCAACAGACACTGCTATTATCGGCTCAATCGGTGTTGTTTCCATTTTTGAAAAGGACGATGAAAACAAAACTATTGAAATTGTTTCATCACAAAGCCCAAACAAACGACCAAACGTTGAAACTGAGGAAGGTAAAGCCAAAATTCAAGAGCACGTTGATGCTCTAGCTGAAGTTTTTATTAATAAAGTTGCAAATAACCGAAACATCTCGCCTCAAAACGTCATCGACAAATTCGGCGGTGGTGATGTTTTTGTTGGAAATAATGCTGTTCGCATCGGTCTGGCGGACGGATTGTCCTCTTTTGAGGAGTTATTATCAGACCTTAACACTAATTCCATGGAGAAAATATTTATGAATCAACCTAATTCTTTATCGGCTGAAGAAATAAAATCTGCCGAACGAGAACGCATGAGCCAAGTATTTGCTTCAGAAACTGTAAAAGGTAAAGAGGCAACCGCTCAGATGCTACTCACAAAAACAGATATGTCACCCTCTGACATTTTGGCGGTTTTAGAAACTGTTCCAACAACAGCTAAAACAACAGATTTTGAAAAGGCAATGACCAACATTCCTAATCCTAATATTTCACCATCAATAGATGATGTAGAAGAAACACCTGAGGCGGTCGCAATGCGTATCGCCTCTTTTATTAAGGAGAATAATTGATGACTGTACAAGGATTTAAGAATCAGGGTGAAACCAAACCAGATACTTTATTAGCCGGTGATTTTCCTAGAACATCCTTACTTGTTACCATAACTGGTGGAAAATATGAGCGAGGAACAATTTTAAGTAAATCAGATAACATATATACAATATGTTCAGATAATCCCGAAGCTGTTTTAGCAG